GGTAAAGCAAATATACCTATGATAATGACCAATCACACTTATGATGTTATTGGTTCTATGTTCCCACAAAAAGAAATGGGTGGCGGTTCAGGTTTGAAATACGCCGCTTCATCAATCATCTATCTTGGTAAGAGAAAAGAAAAAGACGGTACCGAAGTTGTCGGTAATATCATACATTGTAAAAATTACAAATCACGTTTAACAAAAGAAAATGCACAAATTGATGTCAAACTAACTTATAAAAAAGGACTTGATAAGTATTACGGTCTTATTGAACTTGCTGAAGAGGCAGGTATCTTTAAGAAAGTATCTACTCGTTATGAAATGCCTGATGGTAGTAAAGTGTTTGGCAAAAACATTAATGATGAACCAGAGAAGTATTTTACAAAAGAGGTATTAGACAAGATAGATGAATACGCAAAAAGAAAATTCAGCTACGGATCAGACGAAGAATAAAAAATACGCTTACGTACAAAGAGATGGTGATGACTTTACTTGTATAAAGTTATTAGAAGGCAAGTACAAAGGTATAATTTATAAGTACGGTAAAGTAGGTTTTGCAAAAGAAGAAAAACCTGATGGTACTTTACCTATGAAGTTTGACTATGATATTATTTTCAATCCACACGAAACGGACATTGACAAACAAGAGTTTATAGATTATATTGGAGATATATTAATAGAACAATTAGAAAGACAACTTAATAATGGCACCGCTGTCCTTGAATAGTAATAACGAAAGAATAGAAATAACAATATTAAGAAACCTCATTTTCAATGAGGAGTTTACTCGTAAGACTTTACCTTTTGTAAATGAAATTTATTTCACAAAAAGAGAAGAAAAAATTTTATTCCAAGAGATCAATACATTTGTTGAGAAGTATAAAAACTTACCTACAAAAGAAACTTTACTTATTGAGTTAGGTTATCGTAAAGATATAAATGATGAAGAAGTCAAATCAGTAAAAGAATTATTATCTACATTAATTCCTGAAGAAGTTGAACAACAATGGTTGTTAGATACAACTGAAAAGTTTTGTAAAGACCGTGCTGTTCACAATGCAGTATTAGACGGTATTAAAATTTTAGATGGTAAAGATCAAAAGAGAACGCAAGAAGCAATACCTAGTATTCTTGCTGACGCATTAGCAGTTAGTTTTGATAATCATATCGGACACGATTATATAGAAGACGCAGACGCTAGATTTAAATTCTATCACACTAAAGAAAAAAAATATCAATTTGATTTGTCTTACTTTAACAAGATTACAAAAGGTGGTGTACCAAGTAAAACTTTAAATATTGCTCTTGCAGGTACAGGTGTTGGTAAATCCTTGTTTATGTGTCATTGTGCCAGTGCTTATCTAGCACAAGGATTAAATGTATTGTATATCACTTTAGAAATGGCTGAAGAAAGAATTGCTGAAAGAATAGACGCAAATTTATTAGATACAACAATAGATGATTTACACGCATTACCAAAAGACTTGTATGATTCTAAAATACTAAAAGTTAAAAATAAAACAAACGGTCAATTAATTATCAAAGAATATCCAACGGCGTCTGCTCATAGTGGTCATTTTAGAAGTTTATTTAACGAACTTGCATTAAAGAAATCGTTTAAACCAGATGTTGTGTTTATTGATTATTTAAATATATGTGCTAGTCAAAGATTTAAAGGTGGTAATATATCATCTTATTTTTACATTAAGGCAATCGCTGAAGAATTAAGAGGTCTTGCTGTTGAGTTTAATGTACCAATCTTTAGTGCAACACAAACAACAAGAACTGGTTTCGTTTCTACAGATATTGGTTTAGAAGATACTTCAGAAAGTTTTGGTCTACCTGCAACTGCTGACTTTATGTTTGCTCTAATGTCAAATGAAGAATTAGAACAACTAGGTCAAATGAAAGTCAAACAATTAAAGAACAGATATAATGATCCTGCTATGAACAGATCATTTATTGTAGGTGTAGATAGGGCAAAAATGAAACTGTATGATGTAGAAAATACAGCACAAAACATTGTAGATAAAGGAAAGGAACCAGAAATAAAAGAAGACCCTTACGATAAGTTTTCTGATTTTAAAATATAATGCCTAAAAAACAAAAAGTAAGATTTCATAAAGGTGATAGTAGACCAAAACCAGATATAGAATACGATAAACTTACATATACAGTTAAGATGAAAAAACGTGGTCATAAGATACTATGGACAGTAATAGAACAACCACACAAGAAAACTGTTGCTGAATTTTTCTTTGAAGAAGACGCACAAAGAGTAGCAGACTTCCAAAACAAACACCGTGTATTTGAACCTAACGGTGGTATTCCTTCATTTCTTTACATTCAAGCATAAAAATCATACATAAATATAGGTATGAAAGCAAATACAAAAGAAGCTGAAGCAGCTCAAGCATTTTTCTGTGCTTTAGCAGATGAAAATGGTAAGCCTTTAGATAAAAACATTGATAATTATAAAGACTTTAAAGAAAAATACGAAAAACTATATAACGCAGTAAAATCAAAAGTCGAAACTGATAAAGTTTCTTTATCAAGTATAGAACAATTATTAAAAAAAGATAATGAATGGTTTTTATCTTCAGTTAATGTCGCAAATAAATTTTTTGAAGCTGCCTCTTACATCACTAAAAGCATAACAAATAAATTTAATAAAAAAGGTATAGATTTATATTATTTAAGAGATGATAAAGATATTATGGGTGGATTTAAATATCTTTTTTCTTATGTTAATAAACAAGTAGAAAAATCAAATTCTGATAATGCTAAAGGTGATTTAGTTTTTAACGATTTAAATAAATGGAGTCCTGCAGATATATATTTTGCAACAGATAAAGCAAAAGATATTGTAGGTACATTGGGTAAAAAAAATGGTAAACTAAAAAGTCCTCTCAAAATTGGTAATTTTAATATTGAAAATACAACAGATTTTCAAACTTTTGGTGTTTTAAATATGTTAGTAAAAAAATTGATAGATGATGGTGATTTATTGCCACTATCACTTAAAAAAGCACCAAATGACGTTGTAATTAAAACAATCAATATCGTAGAAGGTGATGTAGAAAAAACATTAAAAACTAGAGGTATTAAATATTCAGGATATATTTTTGCAACAAAAATGGGTCAAGTTTTTGACGCTAAAGATGTTAAAATAAAAATTAATGGTAATTCTTTAAAATTAAAATTTAGAGATAAAGGGTCTACAGGTGGTGGTAAAGCACCAAAATATTCATATCAAGGAATAATAGAAGGTGGTGCAACTTCTTTTGATGGTGGACTAGGTGGAGATTCTATAGGTTCTGTTATAGGAGATGTTGTAGGTGCTCAAAAAGCAAATTTATTTTATTTAAATCAACAAACAAAAATTTTAAATAGATGTATATCCATAGCAAAAGAATTATTTAAAAAAGATAAAGACAGATTTAAAAATGCTTCTAAAAAAGACAAAGATATTACAGACGATTTATTAAAGTTTTGCAAAGATTATGGTGGAAAAAAATTTAAAGATGGAGAAGAATTATTTGAAGGATTATATGATTCAGTAAAAGCAAAAAAATTAACACCTATTCTATCTGAAAGAGAAGCTTCGCAATGGATGTGGGCAAAATATTTAGGAGGAAACTTAATTAAATTATTACTAAGTAATTCAGATCCGAATAAAATTGTAAAAGCAATGATTATGTATGCAGGTTCCAGAACAACATCATCTAGTCCTCACTATAAAGCAGGTGATCCTTCTGGACTATAGACTTGACAAATTGTATAAATAGTGTTATAATTTAGTTGATTTATATGGACAAAGTGATTATTTTTATGGGAACAATGAGAGAGAAATGTTTAGTTTTAAAGGTTTTATTACAAGCGATAAGAACACACATTTAGAACATTTAGAAGATGATATAATAAATCGTGGTTCAGATGGTGGTCGAAACGCAGTTAATTTTTTAAAGTCAGTTAGAAATATGCTAGCTGGTTCATCTGGCGGACGTGTTAATATGTCTGTTAAATGGGACGGCGCACCTGCTGTAATTGCAGGTATCAATCCAGAAAACGGCAAATTCTTTGTCGGTACAAAATCAGTATTCAACGTAACACCTAAAATCAATTATACACCTGCTGATATTAGAAGAAATCATAGTGGTCCTGTTGCAGATAAACTAAATGTTTGTTTAAGAGAATTAAAAAGATTAGGTATCAAAGGTATCTATCAAGGCGATTTACTATTTACAAAAGGTGATTTAAAATCTGCTGCTATAGATGGTGAAAAAATGATTACGTTTACACCAAACACAATTACATATGCAGTACCAATTAACTCATCTATCGGTAAAAGAATTGCAAGAGCAAGATTAGGAATTGTATTTCATACTTATTACACAGGTAAAGATATGAAATCTTTATCAGCAGGATTTGGTACAATTTCAGGCAAATCAGGTTCATCTGCTGTATTTTTAGCAAGTGCAGGTTATACTGACACATCTGGTTCATCTACATTTACATCTTCCGAGTTATCATCATTTGACGCATTGATTAGAATGGCAGAAGGTTCTTTATCAAAGGCGGCACCTTTGTTAGATACTATGAAATCAAACGATAGTTTATCAGTAGGGTTTAGATTAAAGGCATTTTTTAATTACTATATTAAAAATAGTAAAGGTAATTCTATGGCAAAAGTTAAAGTGTTACAAGATATGTTTAGAGAATATTACGAACAGATTTTAAGAGCAGAAATAGACGCAAGAAAAACTGAATCAGGTAAACAAAAATATAAAGACGCCTTAAAAACAAATCTACAATTTATTGATAGAAACAAAAGTGCCTTATATTTTGCAATTGCTTCACACGTAAGTTTAGGTAACGCAAAGAATTTTTTAATTCAAAAGTTATCACAAATACAAAGTATAGGACATTTTATTAGAACATCTACTGGTTATAGAGTAACTAATCCAGAAGGATTTGTTGCAGTAGATAAATCAGCAGGTGCAGTTAAACTTGTAGATAGATTAGAATTTAGTAGAGCAAACTTTACTATTGCAAAAGATTGGGTTAAAGGATAATGAAAAAAACTTTAAACGAAATTAGACAATACATAAACGAAGGTGTTTATGATCCAGGTATCTTCAAAGCATTTTTTCTTGCAGGTGGTCCTGGTTCAGGTAAAACTTTTGTAACTGCTACTGCTTTTGGCGGAACAGGTTTAAAAGTAGTAAATTCTGATAGATCA